CCCGTTCGGCAAGGGACATATATGTCCAGTAATCGTCTACCGCTTCCGTTTCACGCTCCGAGAAGTCGCTTTCGTCCAAAACGGGGTAATTCTCGAGGCCCCGCTCTATCTCGTCGCCAATATCGGCATATTTGACGTGTTTCGACTTCTCAGCGGTCGGATGAATCAGAACAATCTCAAACCAACCCGGCCCCCAGTGCCCAAACCTATGCACTTCCACGTTGTCAGATTCGCCGCCCAACGTATCCAGGGCGGTCTCGAAGTTGGACTCGGTTAGCGGTCCGGTGTCACGGGTACGGGATACGGGGGCCACAAACCAATCGGCACGGTCCGGTAGAAACGCGCCAGAGGAGTCAAACGGAGTCGGTGCAAAGTCTTTGTAGGTCTGCATCTCTATTCTCCTGTTAGTGGAACGTGGCGGGTGTGGATTGATCCGTTGTCTTGAGAAAGTGCTGGATTGCCGTTGCGGGTATCGTGTGGAACCCATGAGGGTGAACTTCCAACAAGCTATCTGTGGCTCTGTCGTAGACGATAGCCGCCCTGCACACGTCGCCATTGTAGCCATTGGCCCGATTGATTGAATACAGGTGGAACCCTTTCTCCCACTCAAGGGGCTCAGGGTAATTCTTACAAGTGAACTCCCTGTCCAATTCGTCCACGTAAAAGGTATTCTCTTCTGTGGTGCGGACTGGACGAATCGTGCCGCGCTCTGTCCAGTTGGCTGCGGTTTGTGGCTCTATCTCTGTCGCTATCCAAGTCTGCATCATTTCACCCCTTGTTGGCGTGTCGTGGTTGGTTGGCCTCATTCACCTGTTAGCGTATATCTCCATCGCCTGATCCCATGGGACATCGGGGCCATCGTAGAGGCTATTGTCGGCCCCGTTATAACTGTCACACACAGAACAAATCTGAACCTCGGTTAGCGACTGGAGAATGCGACAAAATTTTTCCAGTTCATCGTTGCCGCCGTCGCCCAACATGGCCGAGTCTACGAAATATCTCATCGTGTGCCCCTATAGTTAGTGTGAAGCTGCAATTACCGAAACTCGCTGACTCGATGGTATGTGAGAGCGATTGTGGCCACAACGACCAGCCCCCAGATCAACGCCAGTAGCACCAGTCCAGTATATACGGTGTACATCGTGTGCCCCTTCTGTTAGTGTGAACCTCTACGCCCCCTTGGCCAGCTTGTCGGCCTCTGATACTGTGGATGCGCCGCCGATCTCTGTCCACTCTCCGTCAGCTTCAAGCACGCCAACCTGCATACGATACTCAAAGGCCATATGGGCGGGAGATTCAGAGCGCCGGTCCGCGATATACACGACAGTTACAGCCCCGTCCTCTTTCTCTGTCCCTACCATGAAACATGGAACCTCATCATTCTTGTAGGATATATCTGTCCAATCGGTGGGCAGTGGGTGAACATCGTCAATGAATACCTCTGGGTGCGTTTGTTGGTGGCGGTGCATCGTGTGCCCTTCTGTTGGTGTGCGCTTCAGTTGGTCTGCCGTGCCCCAGATGTGCGCGTACAGCGGGTCGCCCTCGACAGATACGTAGACGCTTCCCAATTCACACAAACCGTCGTAAGTGAGAGTGTAGTCAACCTCACCCTCTGACCCAAAGCCCCAATTAGACACGTCTGGCCCATCACCTACGTCAATTGTCAGCACCCACTGTCCATCTGGGCGCTGCAACTTCTCAAGGGTGATCGTGCCGGTTACGACCTTGTAGCGGAACCTCGCCGCGTCTACCCTGTCGTGAGACATACAACTGTCAAGCAGGTCCTGACGCGCTGTCTCGACGTCCTTTGCACTGTATCGCATGTTGTCCTCGTGTGGTGTGTGGTGTGTGGTGCGCTTTCAGTATAGAGTGACAGAGGAGTGGGTGTCAACCCCTTTCAGGCGCTTTTGCACGTTTGCGGTGAAGATTGTATATCTTTCTTTGGTTTGGTGCAGAAATTGCAGGAGTTTACTATGCCAAACGCGAGACATGTCCGTCTCTGCGGCGGGGCGGTCGTAGCACACACCCAGACGTTTGGTATAGCAAACACTTGACAGTATACAGTCACAGGTGTATATTTGTGCAGGTATTTACTGAGGAGACCGGAGATAGGGCAGGAATCGCCACAACCATCATGACGCATAGTAGCATAGGGTAGAGAGTAGAGAGCGTGAGACAGTGATATACGGGCCTCCTATGGGGTTTGTGGCGGTCTCGGGAGTTGTTTGGTGTGGTGTGGTATGGTTGGCCCACCGGCGCGCACACATCCCTTAAAGGGGAGGGGGGGGGGCTGGACATGGACAGCAGTTTGATTGGGGCTACTCGAGAGGATCTGGCCATCCCAGGGTATGGCATACCGAACATCTGTTGGGCATACCGAACACCTGTATCGAACCCGAAACGGGGAAAGGGCGTAGGGGCCCCCTACCCACCCACCCAAAATTGCACTATAAGCGACTTCAAGGAGGCGGGCAATGGTAGCCATAAAGCAACGGAAGTCCCGTATCAGGGTCTTTGTGAGTGGTGTTTCAACAATGGTGAGTGTGATGGCCCCAATCGGGGCTTATCTGTGGCAGTCGCACAACTTCCACTATCCCCCTGGAACTAAAGCACTTGGGGCACTTCAGGACTTCTTAAGGAGGAACCCCAGGCTGGCGTAGTTTTTGACACTTACGTCATTTGGGGCAAAGTTACTCCAGCGGTGGCGGGGTAGCACTTTCTCAGAGAGAAACGGGAGAATGGAACGAATGGAATCGGGAACAAAAAGTGACGTAAGTGGTCTTGATCGCCCAATGACTGAGATTGAGCAGATACAGGAGGCCCTGAAGAAAGACAAGTTCGACGGGGTGGTGGGGGCCCTGGACTACCTTGACCGTGTGAAGCGGATCGTTGTGGAGATCAGAGAGGCGCAGATCGAGGACGGGGAAGCGTGGTATCACCAGGAGCGATGGGCAGACGAATTGGAGGGCAAATGAACTACTACGCAGAGCCGAGGCCGTGGTTTGTCTTTGAGCATCCCACCCAAGATGAGCAAGCCGTCCACTTGGCCAAGCACTTGAATGAACTGGCTACAAGGGGTTGGGAGTATGAGCGGGAATATGAGTATAATGGGTTCTACTACTGGATCTACAAGGAGAGGGACAGACAGGTTGACATTTTCAGACAACTTGAGTTATAGAGCTTTTGCGGCGGGTGCGTTGATTCAGCAGATCGAGGACTGGGGGCGGTATCACTCAGAGGAGGCTGACAAGTATCGGGCGGGCGAGAAGCAGTCTAAGTTTGCGACCAAGCGCATGGAGGCCCTTCTCGCCCTGCCTGACCCATATATGTTGCTTACAAGCCACACGGTCCTGCACGACATGGCTGGGATCGACCCCGACAAGATCCGCAAGTTCCTCATCAAGAACGACCCCAAGACCCTTCTAAGGCAGATTCGTCTCCTGAAGGGTATGTACTACAAGAAGGCAGCCCGAGCGTAGACTACGACATACCGTAAGAAAGTACTTGACAAAACGAATATTTATGCTTATATTATGTATACAAGACAAATAGTATCTCAGAGAGGAAGTGACTTTGGCGGGTCCAACAGGGCATAAAAACCGGGTAGTAGACCTCGAAAACGCGCAGATTATCGACGCATTGCAGGGATCTCGGGGTGTCATCAAAGACGCTGCTCTGACGCTGAAGTGCGACAGATCGCAACTTTCTCGGCGTATTTCAGGCGACGACGAACTCAAACAGGTCCGCAAGGATGTCTTTGAGACCTTCGTTGACGAGGTGGAGCATAAGTACTACGACAAGATGATGGCGACGGAGAAGGAATCGCTGTTGATCTTCTTCATGAAGTGTCACGGCAAGAAGCGGGGTTGGGTGGAGCGCCAGGAACTCACTGGAGCCGAGGGTACGCCACTGGGCGAGGTTGTCGCACCGGTGCGACAGTTGACCGCCGAAGACTGGGCGAAAGAGAATCTGAGGGTGGTTGGATGACTTGGGAACCCTCCAAGGGGAAGTCAGAACGGCATTATTGTAGGGTTCGGCTTGGAATCCACCTACGACGGAGACATCCTGCTTGTTGACTACTGGTTTGCCGTTGAGTCAGCCCCTGATGGCCTTGGCTTCAGGTGGGGGTAACGTCAACTTCCCAACTTGTCCAACATGGCTAAGAAAAAGAAAGTAACCGTCTGGCAACCCCAGCCAGGGCCCCAGGAGGCGGCAATACGGGCCCCATTTGTTGAGGAGTTGTTCTTTGGCGGTGCCAGAGGAGGCGGGAAGTCTGACTATTTGTTAGGGGACTTCCTGATGGACGTGGAGCAGGGCCACAAGTGGTCTGGTGTCCTCTTCAGGCAGTCCTATCCAGCCCTTGAGGAACTTGTAGCCCGTTCACACATGATCTACCCTGCAACGGGGGCAATTTACAAAGTAGGGGCTTCTGAGTGGCGGTGGCCGAACGGTTCGGTTCTGAAGTTCCGTCACATGGAGAATATCTTCGACTACACCAAGTATCACGGCCACCAGTATAGTTGGATAGGCTTTGACGAGCTTCCAGAGTGGCCCACCGGAGAGTGTTACAAGAAGATGACCTCCTGTTTGCGTGGTCCAGCCAAACACAAGAGGATCAGAGCCACGGGCAATCCGGGTGGGCCTGGACACATCTGGGTTCAGGCCCACTTCAAGATCCCTGACTCCTTGACGACGTATAAGGAGTCAGTGCCGTTCACCGACCCTGTAACCGAGATGTCCCGCCTCTTTGTTCCATCGAGGGTGCAGGACAACCAGATACTGCTGAAAGATGATCCAAACTACACGAAGAGACTTCATGGGGTTGGTGACGCCGAGTTGGTCAAAGCATGGCTGGAGGGGGATTGGTCAGCCCTCGTAGGCGCTTTCTTCGGGAGCGTCTGGCCGAAGGTCGAACTTGTGGAGTCATTCGACATCCCCGACTCTTGGACTTTATTCAACGGCTTGGACTACGGAGAAGCAAGCCCGACAGTGTGTCTCTCGGGGGCGGTGGACTACGACAAGAATCTGTGGGTCTACAATGAGTATCACGAAGAGGATCGCAGTGCTTCGGAGCATGCAAGAGACATGGTGGAGAACTTGAAAGCCTGCCCTCACACTACCAGGAACGCACTGCGGAACATCGCAGATCCCAGCATCTTTACCAGAAAGCGCCTTAACGAAGCGTCCAGCCACTCCCCAGCCGACGAGTTCCGTGATGCGGGGCTTTATCTGAGGCCGGGAAACAACGCCAGACCCAACGGGGACCGGATGGTAAGGGACATCATGGCCAAGGGCAAACTCAAGATCTTCCGTGAGTGGTGTCCAAGTTTGGCTAAGACTCTCCCAACTCTTCCGAGAGACGAACGCAGACCAGAATGCGTAGACACGAACGCAGACGATCACGACTTTGACGCCTTGAGGTATATGGTGGTTCACATCTATGGTCCCGGCAAGAATGCTATCGACGAACCCGACACGGAGGCAGCAAGACTTATCAATAGCCTCTCAGCACCGCCTGCCAGAGCAGGGAGATACGCTTGACTAAGAATGAGATCAAATTCTACCGCGACGAGGGTGCCATGCTCGACCGCTTGTACAAGGAGCGGCTGGATGAATGGCAGAAACTCATCGACATGTATAGCCTCAAGTTCGATAAGCGTATCAGGGACCTGGATGAGTCCGAGTATGTGAAGATCTCCCGCTTCTACCCTCTGGTAAGACAGATCATCGCCTCCATCGCCTTCAACTATCCCACGATGTTCTTCTCTGTGGAGGAGGACAACGGCGAGGATGTAGACGAGATCCTTGAAAGGGCCTCTAAGAGCCTCTTCAATCTGATGGATGTCAAACCTCACGTCCACCAGGCCATCTTTGACGCCCTCTTCTGCGGCGTAGGTTGGCTCAGGATCGACTACAATCCTCCGGGGGACGACATGATCCCCCCATACGTCACCAACGACGCGATGCATGAGGACCTGACGGCCCTGAATCGGGTTGCACCGGGGTTTGTCCACTTAGACCCCCTCTGCCCGCCCCATAAGTTGGGTCACGCCCGATATATCAGAGAGAAGATGTGGGTGCCCTTGAAGCAACTCAAGGAAGACCCCAAGATCAAGCACAAGAACGAGATCAAGGCCACGGCAGTCTCCAAGAAGCAGGAAATGGGCTTTGGGGACCCTGGACTCGAGAGAGAAGCGGGCTCAGAAGAGGAGGCTCGTAAGAAGTCCATCGAGAATGGCGATTTCGTCCTTGTGGAGCGGTGGCACAACCGTATTGAGAAGAAGATCGTCATGTTC